ATTATTACCTTTAATAGTGATGGGTTTACTATAAACGGAACAGGAAATCATTATAACAATAGCAGTGGGAAATACATCTACCTAGCCTTTGCAGCAGAGAAGCCTAGTAGCTTAATAGATGATACAGATTTAGAGTTACATTTAGACGCAGATAGTTTTCCACAAAAGGGCGAAACTAATTATAGTAATACACCATCTACTTGGGAAGATAAAACATCTAACAACAACGATGGAACTATAAGCGGTGCTGTATTTGATAGTGAATTAGGGAACTGGTTAGATTTTGATGGAAGTAATGATTATGTAAGTATATCATCTACATCATCAACACCTGTTGACTTTTCAGCTAAAAACTACACGATAGAGGCTTGGATAAACCCAGATGTAGTAAATGTAAATCAGCCTATTCTTACAAAATATGGTACAAGCGATTCTTTAAGAAGTATTTATTTTAATATACACACCAATGGTACTTTAAGGTTTATTCAAAGAGCAACTGGGACTAGTGATACTGTATATTCTAGTAGCGCAATTAGTGCAAGTACTTGGACACACGTTGCGTTGGTAAGAGATTCAAGTACTGTTAAGTTTTATATTGATGGTGATTTAGATGTTTCGAGAAGCGCAACTTTTACACCAAACGCAGGTGGAACACAAGCTGTAAACATAGGAAGCCAAGCGAATGGTAATTTTAACTTCTTTGACGGTCAAATAAGTCAAGTTAGAGTATATGACTCAGCCATTACAGCAGATGAGGTAATGCAAAACTACCGATTCACAAAAAATGATTATCCTAATGGGTTTGATGGTACTATAAGTAATACAACTTGGAATAGTGGCGGTTATTTTGATTTTAATGGCTCTAGCAGTATTATAAATCTTCCAGATGTAGCTACATTCGATAGATATTCAGAAATAAAAGCTGTTGGCGCTTGGGTAAAGTTAGATACTACGACAAGTAGAGTTTTTCCTTTAAGTATATCAAGCACAACAAACTCTAGTGATTATTGGTATTTTGGATGGTTGGCTGATTTAGGTAAAATATATGTAGCAACAAGGGATGGAAGTAGTGCTAATCAATCTTTCGCAACTGCAACTGTAACAGCAGACACTAATTGGCATCACATATTTTGTCAAGTTACAGATACTACAAGAGAAATTTATTTAGATGGCGTAAGTAAAACTGTTACGCATACAAAAGCAGGTACAGGTACAAACACTTCTTGGATTTCATACCCTAGTTATGCCTCAAACGCAAAAGGTGCAGTTGGTGTTTTAAGACTAGCAAGCCCAGGCTATTCAAATGGTTTTATATCTAAAGTAAAAGTATATAATAAGACCTTAACACAAACAGAAATAACTGCACTATACAACGAAGGGGAATAATACAAGATTCTAAAAATATATAATTCGTATATTTGTAAAATAAAATAAATAATAATAATGGCAACTACTGGAGTATTTAACGGAACAAACCTGATCCTTAAAATTGAGTCTACTACACTTGGACACACAACCTCTTGCACTCTTTCACTTAACAATGACTTGCCAGAAGCCACAACCAAAGATAGTAGTGGGTTCCAAGAAGTAATTGCTGGGGTGATGAGTGGGGAAATTTCTTTCGATGGACTTGTCGCTTATGATGACAGTGCAAATGCAATCGAGCTTGCAGACTATTTACTAGCTCGCACACAGCTCACTTGTGTATTTGGAACTGCTGAAACAGGTGACGATGTTTACACCGCAGAAGGTTTCTTATCTAGCGTTGAAATGAGCGCAGAAATGGAGAGCCCTGTATCTTATAGTGGGTCAATCACTTTGACAGGTTCTATCACTAAATCTACTAACGCTTAATAGCGTAAAAGATTAAAATTATGGCAAACAAAAAAAGAGGGTATTATACCCTATCCATAGGTGGGAAAATGCGAACTATGCACTTTTCTATGAATTTTTGGGCTAATTTTACTGATATAATGAATACACCACTTGACAAGATTGGAGAAATCTTTGAGGGTGGTGTTTCTATATCTTCAATTAGAGCTCTAATCTATTCAGGGCTTTTAGCCTATGACCAAGAAGAGGGAAACGAAATAGACTACAATGAGTATAAAGTCGGTGCTTGGCTTGAGGATGTTGATCAGGATAAGCTAGGAGAAATCATTGAGGCTATGATGACCTCTAGGATTTTAGGCAATGACCTTAATATGGGTATCGATAGAAACCAAAAGAAGGTAACTAAGCCCTCGGGAAAGAAGAAGCCAACCGCCTAAGTTGGGATGATATACTAGACTACTTTATAGGACAGGTTGGCATAAGCCCTAACGAGTTTTGGGCTAACACTTGGAAGGAAAATCACCTACTAGGAGAGGCGCACACTATCAAGATTAATTTACAATGGGAACAAACTAGATACTTATCGGCAATGGTGTACAATGTGCAGTGTACAAAAAAGAGCCAAATGATAAAACCTACTAGCTTGTTTCCACTACCACAAGATAGACTTATCAAAAGAGTTCCTAAGTCTACGCCACAGGAGTTCAAAGCGTTTAGAGATAAAGCTATCAAAGCGGGGGTTAAATTATGACCCCCTTTTTTTTTGTATTTTTGTAGTATGGCAGAACAAAAATTAAGAGTAAATATATTACTCGACTCGGACAAATTTTCTAGTGGTTTAAGGAAAGCAGAGGGAAGTCTAAAGGGATTTGGAACTAAGGTATCTGGTATAGGTAAATCTTTAGCTACTAGATTAACTTTGCCCCTGGGAATTGCAGGAGGTGCAGCAATTAAAATGGCATCTGATTTTGAGGAGTCGGTTAATAAGGTAGAGGTAGCTTTTAAAGGCGCTAGTGGCGAGGTGAAAGACTTTGCCAAAACATCACTAGAGCAGTTTGGGATAGCCCAAGGAACTGCTTTAGATATGGCTGCTTTATTTGGCGATATGTCCACCTCTATGGGCTTGAGTGTTGATGCTGCTGCTGATTTATCAACCTCTTTAGTTGGTCTTGCAGGGGATTTATCTTCTTTTAAAAATATGAATATTGAGGAGGTCACGACCGCCTTAAATGGTGTTTTCACAGGTGAGACTGAAAGTCTTAAGCGTTTGGGTATTGTTATGACTCAAGTAAACCTAGAAAACTTTGCGATGGAGCAAGGCATCAAAAAGAACATCAAGCAAATGACCCAAGCAGAAAAGGTCAACTTGAGGTATCAATATGTGATGTCTAAAACCGCAAATGCACAAGGTGATTTTGCTAGAACATCTGGAGGAGCTGCCAACCAAATGAGGATTTTCCAAGAGTCAATGAAAGAGCTTGGCGTTACATTTGGCTCTATAATACTACCTGCTTTTACCAAGCTAGTCACTAAGGCTAATATAGTTTTAAAATCAATCAAAAAATTAAGCCCGGAAACGCAAGAGCTTATTGTAATATTTGCTGGAATTGCTGCTGGTTTGCCAGTTGTAATCTACGGTCTTGGGCAAGTCGCCTTATTTGTTGGTAAAGTAAGTGGAGCTATGCGAGTACTTTCAGCGATTGTAGTTGCAAATCCAATTACAGCTATTGCAACCGCAGTAGTCGCTCTAGGTGTAGCTCTCATTGAGGTTCTACATAGAATGAATCCTGTAGTAGATAGAATGACTACCTTTTTCAACTTAATTAAATCTGGAGGCAACCCTATGACCTTTGCTAGTTTGCAAGCCCAAACAATGGCTAAGAACCTAGCGGAAGAAGCAAAGCAAGCTAAAAACGCTGCTGAGGCTACAGAAAAGTTTAATAAGTCAATTCAAGGCGCTCAAAGTGCAACTCTAGAACAGCCAGCTACTCAAGGCAGAAAAAAGGTAGGCACAGTCAATGCAGGACTAAAGCCAGCAGGTTTGTCACCTTTGGGTGAGTTAATCAAGCCTGAACAGGTAGATGCAGCAATCGCTCCTTTTAAGCAAGTAGATGATAAGATTAGAGCTATAAATGTAGACATTAGTGATACTGTAGCAAGTGGCTTTTCTAATATGATTGAAGGCGTGGCTAGTGGTTCTATGAATGCTGGGCAAGCCTTTGGAGCTCTTCTAGGTATTCTTGGAGAGGTTGCCACTCAAATAGGTAAGACTGCTATCAAGATTGGTATTGGAATGATTGCAATTAAAAAGGCGTTTAAAACACCTGCAACTGCTATTGCAGCGGGGGTTGCATTAGTAGCAATGGGAGCAATGATAAAGAGCTTTGGCGCTAGTTTTTCTGGAGGCGGTGGAGGTGGCGTTGCCAAGTTTGCAAATGGAGGCATTGTATCTGGTCCTACTCTAGGTCTTGTTGGTGAGTACACAGGCGCAAGAAGCAATCCAGAGGTTATAGCTCCACTCGATAAATTAAAAGGTATGATTGGCGACCGCAGACAAAATGTAAATGTAGGTGGAGAGTTTAGAGTTCAAGGACAGGATTTAGTCCTAGCCCTACAACGAGCAGACAAGAATAGAAATAGATTATTATAAATGGCTACATATGGTGTCAAGTTCGAGCTCTTCTTTCAAGATGTAGAGGAGAGACGACTTAAAGTAGAGATATTAAAAAAGAACTATACAGGATCAGTTAATGCGCTAGTTGGAACTGAAAACCCGGTCGAGATAGTTTGGACTGGTGACGATGATATCTACAGTCCTATTATAGGGTCTAGATGTATCATTAATTTATTTGCCACAGATGACACCAACTACGATGAGTTTTATAAGGGCGATGAAAGAGAGTATAAGGTCAAGGTGCTTAGATATGGAACTACCGGGAACTTTTACGAAGCAGAGGAAGCAGAATGGCAAACTGTAGATTCAATCTATGACGAGGTTACAGGAGGTCAAAACTTTTTTCAACCAATATGGGAGGGCTTTTTAGTAGTCGATAGATTTAGAGAGCAGATGATTTCTAAGCCTTATCCAATTACACTAGAAGCAGTAGATGGATTAGGCACACTTAATGGATTTGATGCGCCTTTTGATACTAGCGACAACTCTACTACCTCTAACCTATTCTATTATCTTAAAGAGATTTTACTTTTGACAGGTCACGAGCATAGATTATATATCTCTAATGACACTCGTAAAGATGGAGGTGCAACTAACGACACTATTTTTCACGATATAGTAGTAGACAAGTATGCTTTATTTACTAAAAATCTAACCTTTAGAACTGCAAAGGATGTACTAGAGCAGATTCTTAAGATAACCAACTCGAGGATTTATCACTCTATGGCTAGATGGTACATAGTGAACAACTCGACTTTAATAGATACAAGGATAGACCAATTAGCAGAGGCTCCTAGTGGTGACGATACAAATCTAGAACCTGCTCCTGATGCTGATCCTTTTGAAACTGTGGAGCTCCCAAATATTGAGATAGTAGCAAATAGCTCAACTGCATCTACTATAAGTCTTTATGCAGGGCAGCACGTTATATTTACAGTAAGTAATTTAGGTGGCGAAATAGATAGCTATTCTTGGACTAGCCCGGTCGGCTCGTATTCCACGCCTTACATCTCATTTACGGCCCAATCGAGTCACGATGGTGAGACTGTTAGCGTGACTTGTACAAATAGCGAGGGTAGTGACTCTGATACAACTACCATAGATATAATAGTGGCAGACCCACCAGACCCACCAGATGATGTTGTAGGCGG